AGCTATATGTCAGAAATAACCGACAAGGATAGTAAGCTATTGACTTGTAAAGTAAAGTTATCTAATAAAGATATTTTTAGCTTAGACTTTAGCAAATTGATTTGGATTGATGGCAGCTTATTTAGGTTAAATAAGATAATAGACTTTAACGCAAGTAGTGAAGATACTTGCACAATCGAACTTTTAAAAGTAATAAATAAAATATACTAATGGCAGACATAGAAATAAAAGCGAGGATAAGTGCAGATGCTAGTGATGCAACAAAAGGAGTTAATGATTTTAGTAAATCATTAGACAATGCTGGAAAAGTTGGAAATAAGACGGATGATAATTTTGGCAAACTTAAAGACACATTATCATCAACAGGAAAAGAAAGTAAATCAGCGAGTGGTATTTTTGGAAGTCTTGGAACTGCTGTGAAAGCTTTAGGTGTAGTTTCACTTATTACATCTGCATTTGAGTTTCTAAAAGAAACTTTTATGAAAAATCAAAAAGTTGCAGATGCAGTAGGTGCTGTATTTACAACTATATCAACAGTAATAAATAAATTGATTGATATAGTTATTTCTGTAACTGATAGTGTTAGTAAATCATCAAATGGATTTGAGGGGTTAAAAGCTGTTATGATGGGATTGCTAACAATAGCATTAACTCCTATTAAGGTTAATTTTTTTGCAATTAAATTAGTAATTCAAGAGGCACAGTTAGCTTGGGAAAATAGTTTTTTTGGAGATAAAAATAAACAAAAAACAGAAGAATTAAATAAAGGAATAGCTGAAACAAAACAAGCTTTAGCTGATACTGCAAAAGAAGCATTAAATGCAGCTGATAGCGTAGCTACTAATTTAGGTAAAGCAGCTACAGAAGTGACTAGTGTAGTTAGTGGTGTTGTAAAAGAAGCAAGCAAAATAAGTATAGGTGCGATTTATGAGCAAAGCAAAGCAACTATTCAACTAAAAAACAATGCAGCATTAGCTGAAGAAAGATTAAAAGGTTTAGTTGAGGAATATGATAGACAAGCAGAAAAGTTAAGACAAATAAGAGATGATGATAGTAAATCAATTACTGAAAGAATAGCAGCAAATAATAAGTTAGGGGATGTATTGAAAGAACAACAAAAAACGATGTTAGCACTTGCTGATACTAAAATAGCAGCAGCAGCAAGTGAACTACAATCTAATACATCCAGCATTGAATTACAAAAAGCATTAATAGCAGCACAAAATGAAAGAAAAGGAGTATTAGCTACAGTTGCTGGATTTGAAAGTGAGCAATTAGTAAATCGTAATTCTTTAATGAAAGAGTATGATGCAATGCTAAAAGCTACAGGCGAAAGTGAAAGCAAAATAAACTATGAAAGATTAAAAGCTAATGCTGATAGTATAAAAGATGAATTGCATAAAACAGAAGTATTAAAACAAATAAATGAAAGTGAAGCAATAGATGAATTAAGTAGATTAAATGATTTAATAAATAATACTAAACTTGGAACGCAAGCAAGGGTAGATGCTGAAATTGCATACAATGAAAAAAAGAATGAATTAGATATACAAGCAAATCAATTATCTAATCAAATAGATGATATAAAAAAGAAGCGTTTAGCTGATATTAAAAACGCTGAAATAGAAAATAGTTTATCAATATTCAATGCAAAAAAAGCTGCTTTGGAACTTGAGAAATTGGATACGTTTACAAAAACACAAAGAGTAATTGAATTAGCTAAACAGGAAGCAGCAGCACAAATAGAAGCTATTAATGCAAAGAGAGATGCAGAAATAGCAGCAGCAGAAGCAGCAGGTTTAGACACTACAGGAATAAAACAAAAATATGCAACACAAGCTGATATAATTAATATTGGTATTGCTAAAAGTGAAAAGGATTTAGCAAAGGCTAAAATAGATGCAACTACACAAGCAGCAGATGCAGCAGCAAGTTCATTAAATGCAATTAGTCAATTATTAGGCGAGGCAACAGGAGCAGGAAAAGCTTTAGCAATAGCATCAACAACTATATCAACTTTCTCCGCTGCTCAAAAAGCGTATGAATCAACAGTTGGTATTCCATTTATAGGTCCAGTATTAGCACCAATAAATGCAGCTTTAGCAGTTGCTAGTGGTATTGCACAAGTAAAGAAAATTTTAGCTGTTCAAGTTCCAAATGGTGGTGGTGGTAGTGTTCCATCTGCTGCATCATTACCAACACCAATTACACCACAACAACAATCTACTATGTTGAATAGTGCAAGTATTCAAGGCGTAGGCAATGCAGCTGGTGCTGGAGTTGGTAGGTCATTCGTACTAGACACAGACATAAAAGATAATCAAGAAAGACAAGCTAGGATAAATAGGGCAGCAAGGTTGGGATAAAAAAAATCCCAACGTAGAAACGTCAGGATTTAACCAAAAATTTTTAAACATCATGAAAACTGAAAAGCAAATATAAATAAAATAATTAATATGTTACCAATTTACGAGTTAAAGATTTCAGAAAACATAAATGATGACAGCGAAGTAAACTTCGTTGCATTAGTAGATAAGCCAGCAATAGAAAAAAACTTTTTAGCGTTTCAATTTGTTGAACCTAACAAGGGAGAAAGGCAAACAGACTTTATCCCACGTTGTATAAGCTATGTTATTAATGAGGGCAAAAGCAATGAGCAAGCAGTAGCAATATGCAACTCAATGTGGGAGCAACATTTTGCAAGTGAAAAAGTTTCTTTTGATTATGATGATACTCTTTCAACTACTCGAGGCAAAGAGTTAGCAAAGCAAGCAATAGACAAAGGCGAAGATGTTTATATTATTTCGGCTAGAGATAACAAAGACGGAATGTTATCAGTAGCAAATGAGTTAGGAATTGCATCAAGTAAAGTTTATGCTACTGGTAGCAATAAAGCTAAAGTTGAAAAGATTAAAGAATTAGGAATAAGCAAACACTATGATAATAATAGTGATGTAATTAAAGAACTTGGAAGCATAGGTGAAAAGTTTATGAAACAAAATTTTGCAATTAGTAATGAAGATAAGCGAATTATTTCAGGACCATTAATGATTGCAGAAAAACCGATATATCGCAATGATAATCAAGGCGAATATTATATTAAGTTTTCAGCAGAAACAATAAAGCAGATAGCTATCAAGTATGCAAAGAAAGGATTTCAGAATAATGTAAACTTAATGCATGATAGCGGATCGGTTGTTAGTGGGTTGACTTTGTTTGAAAGTTTTATATGTGATACTGAAAGGGGAATTATGCCAATGCAAGGTTTTGAAGATTTACCCAATGGCAGTTGGTTTGGTTCGTTTTATGTTGAGAATGATGCAGTTTGGGCAGATGTTAAAGCTGGAAAATTCAAAGGGTTTAGTGTTGAGGGCTTATTCAAGTACAAACCAACAAATATAGAAATGACGACAGAAATGGCAGCCGATGAAATTTTAACGCTTTTAAATCAAACAAACGACGAGTTCGATAGTTATATTGTAGAATAAATTATTTTATGAGTACAAATTTAAAAGACAAATTAGATAAAATCAAAGGTGCGTTTGAGGTTTTAGCTGCAAAATTTAACGCTGCTGATCCAATGCCAGCACCAGCACCAGCACCAGCACCAGCACCAGTTAAAATGGCTACAGATTACAAGACTTTAGACGGTCAAACTGTATTAAGTATTTCTGATTTAGTAGTTGGCGGAGATGTTATGATTGGCGAAACTGCTGCACCTGATGGCGAATATACTTTAGTCAATAACACTATTGTTCAAGTAGCAGCTGGTAAAATTGTTGAGTTAAGTTCACCAGCAGAGGATTTGCTTCCTGAAGAAATGAAGAAAATGCAAACAACTATTGCTAAAATGACTTCTCAAATTGCAACATTAGAGGCTGCAATCAATTCACAAAAGCAAAACTTCAATGCTTCAATTAGTGCTAACAAAGAATTAATTGAATTAGTTGTTGAATTAAGTGGTAAGAGCATAACTGCACCAGTAGAAAAAGTAGTTGATTATTCAACTCTTACTCCTTTACAAAAATTTAGACTTTCAAAACAAAATTAATAATAAAAAAAACAAATAACAAATGGCAATATCATACAATATCGTTGACATTCGTGGCGTAGCAGCCGAGCCGGTAGTAGAAGAAATACTATTTCAAAATGACACTATCAACAAAAGTTTAGTAACTTTTGAAGAAGATGTAAAAGCAGAAACTATTTTTACAGAAGCAACTGCAACAGCTACTCTACAAGCTTACACTAGTGGTATTCCAACAAGTGCAGGTTCATTGACTGCATTTGATGTAGCAGTAACTCCAGTTAAAACTCAATTCTACCAAGAGTTTGATCCTAATACTATTCGTTTCTCACGTTTCAAAAGAGATTTGCCATCAGGTGCTTGGGAAGTTTTTAGTAACGAATTTGAAAGAATTGTTATTGGTGGGTTATATGCAAAGCAAGTTTCTTATGCTGCTGAGAAAGAATTTTGGACTGGTGTAACAAGTGCAACAAAAACAGCAGTTGCAGCTTTAACAGCAGGTACTGCTAACACTTCAGTAGGTGCAGCAGAAAAGACAGCAGTTGCAGCTTTAACAGCATCACAAACTGATGGTATCCTTGCTAAGATGATTTACAATAGTTCAAATGCAACTGCAACAGCAGGCGTAGGAACTAGAATTAAGGTGGCAGGCACAACCATATCAGCAAGTACAATCAAGGCAGAATATGATAAGGTGTATGCAGCAATACCCGCAGTAGTTTTGACTGGTTCTGAAATGCCTTTGATTTATGCTCCTAAGAGCCATAAGCAAATGTTGATTCAAGCGAACAACGTAACTACTGACTACAAAAAGCCTTTTGATATTAGTCCAAATATGGATAGCTTCTACTTCAATGGTTTAATGATTGTGTTTGTACCAACTCCTGAGAACGTAGTTATCTGTGCTTTGAAATCACACTTAATTTGGTGTACTGATTTGAAGTCTGACATTAACAAAGTACAACTTGATAAGATAGCTTTTAACAGAGAGGACATGTTCATTAAAAACAACATGACTATCGCTGCTCACGTTGTAAATCAAAAGTTCAACGTTCTTTACGTAGGATAATATTAACTAACTAGGGGAGTGTAACAACTCCCCATAATTATATAAATATGGCTTGTGCATTAACACAAAATTATTCATTAGATTGCAATGATTCGTTCGGTGGTGTCAAAGAACTTTACTTCATCGAGAAAGCGAATGTAACAGTTTCAATAACTGCTGGTATCACAACTACTATTACTAAGGCTGTAGGAAAGAAGTTTTGGAAGTATGAATTGATACATCAAACAGCAGACGTTACTGAAAGCAAAGCAGGAAGTAGAGAGAATGGAACTAACATGGTAACTCAAACTATCAAATTCCCTATCAATAAATTATCAGTTTCTTTGCGTAACGAATTGGAGTTATTATTTCAAAATTTATTAGTTGCAGTTGCAGTTGATAATAATGGTACTCCTTGGATTTATGGCGTTGATTTCGGATTAAAAGCGACACAAGCTGATGCAAAGACTGGTATTAAGTTAGGTGATAGAAATGGTTATGAAGTTACATTAGTAGGAGAAGAAAAAGTATTTGCTTCAAAGGTTGATTCAACTTCATTTGCTGCACTTGGAACAGTAGGAGCATAGTAATAAAATATTTTAGAATAACTTTACAAGGCGTGGCGAATAATAACGCCACGCTTTTTTTTTATGATAGTACTTTCAAAAGATAATACAGCAGATATTGTAATTGTAACACTTGAAGAAAGTAGGACATTAAATAACCCTTACTATTTATTTGTTTTCAAGTCAACTACTCCTGAATTTACAGTTACTAAAATTGTGAATAGTGCTGATGATGCAAGTAATTTTAAGAATAGATTTAACTCATTTACTTTTAATAGTTCGACTATATTTGCACTAGCAGACGCAGGGCAATATCAATACTATATTTATGAGCAAGCAAGCAGCACAAATACAGATACTACAGGACTTAATTTAGTTGAACGTGGTAAAATGGTTTTAAAGCAAACAGCAGCGGATATATTCAAAGGCTATCAGCCTATAACAACTTACAATGGTTACAATGGCTAAGACAAAAAATTTTACTGAAATAGAATTTGTAAAGCGAAAATTTAATTTTGCTGATAGCGTTATCCCTACTTTCAAAAAACCTTTAACTGGTGGGATAGTTAAGTATGGTGCAAAGGATGACTATGGAGATTATTTAATAACATTATTCAATAAATCTTCGAAGCATAGTGCAATTATAAATGGTAAAGTAGTTTATATTTTCGGAAATGGTTTCACTCCAGTAGATCTAACTAATACAGCAGCACTAACTTTTTTAGCAGCAGCAAATGATTTTGGAGATGATTGGAATACTGTGGCAAAAAATGCTATTTTAGATACTGAAATTTTTGGTGGTTTTGCACTTCAAGCCATCCCAAAAATGGGTGGCGGTTTTAATTGGTTTAACCTTACATTTAATAATGTAAGAACTGATTATGAAAATAGTAGTTTTGAATATAAAAAGGATTGGAAAAACTACACAGAAAAGGTGCAAAAATTTGATGCATTTAATCCAACAATAACAGATAAAGCTACTATATTTTATTTTAAGGAGTATAGACCAGGGGTTAAAGTTTATCCTCTACCTAGTTGGGTTGCATGTTGTAATTGGATTGAGAGTGATATAGAAGTTAGTAAAGCTACATTGACTAAGGCATTAACTGGTTTTAGTGCTTCAAAAATGATTAGTTTTTTCAATGGTCAACCAGCAGACGAAACTTTAAAACGTGACATTGAGCAAAGGGTTAAGAATAAGTTTACTGGTGGTGAGGGTGAAACTGTTATGATCACTTTTAATGACGACAAAACACAAGCACCTGAAGTAAATGATTTAGGGGCGAGTGATTTAACAAAAGAAGATTTTAGCAGAATAGATAATTTAATTACACAAAATATTTTTGCCGGTCACAGCGTTTCACATCCGTTACTTTTCGGCATACAACAGGAGGGGAAATTAGGAAGTGCAACCGAATTAAAGATTGCATTTGATACATTTAAAAATACCTATGCTACTGCTAAACAAAAGCAATTTGAAGACTTGATGTCATACTTTGCATCATGTAATGGTATAGTTGCTAAGTTTAAGATAAAAGACATTGAACCAGTAGGGGTTGATATCAATCCAGTTGACTTTAAAGAAATGTTACCAAAAGAATGGGTATTTGAAAAGTTGGGAATTGATGGCAGCAAATACGGAGTTGAATATACTACATCAAATGGAACAGTTACTGCAACTACACCAACTGCATTAACAAATGATACACTTGTTAATATTACTGGCAGGCAGCAGCAGGCACTAATGAGAATTAGCAGATTATTCACACAAGGCAAACTAAGCAAAGCACAAGCTGCAATTCAACTTAAAGGCTTTGGGTTTACAGATGAGGACATAAATAATTATTTGGGAGTTGATGATAACCCTACTACTTTAGATACTAAATTTTCAAGTGATGAGAAAGATATTGATTTGGCTTTTTTAGAATTTGGTAGCGAACGTAGTGGATACAACTTTATTAAGTCAACATCTTATTATGATGATGATAGTTTTGACATTAAACTTGCTTTTGATGCTGCAATAGAATTAAATGATTTAGAGCAGCAAGTTAAAGACTTATTACAAAACAATAATAAACTTAGCAATGAAGAAATAGCACAAGCAACAAATCAACCTATTGAAGTAATAGATGATATTTTAAAAAAATTTATCGAGTATAAAATTATAGAACGTGCTGAAAGTGGCATCATAAAAGTAATTGTAAAAACTCCAAAATTTGAACTTCCTAAGATTGAAATATTTTACACTTATGAAAAACGAAAAGATGTAAGTGGTGCTGATATTTTACCAACATCAAGACCATTCTGTAAAAAGATGGTTGGACTTTCATCGAGTAGAATGTGGAGCAGAAAAGATATTCAAAACATTTCGCAAAGATTAGGGTATAACGTATTTAAAGCAGCTGGAGGATTTTGGAATAATAACGGAACAATAGAAGCACATTGCAGACATGAATGGGTTGCTAATGCAGTAATAAAGAAAAATAAATAATATGAGTGCTAATACTTTACTTGTAATGCCTAGCGTTGTAAAAGACAGAACAGCACTACATTCAAATGTTGATGATAAGCTTATTTATCCTGAAATCAAAACTATTCAGGATATGGTAATGATGCCAATGTTAGGGAGCAAATTATTTGTAAAATTACAAAATGATATTGCTGCTAATACTTTAGCTGGTAATTATAAGACTTTAGTTGATAGTTATCTAATAGATGCGATGTGTTGGCTAGTTGTAAGCGAAGTTATTGGAAGCATTAATTATCAGATTTGGAATACTGGATTAACTACTACTAACGCTGATAAGTCAACTAATCCAAACTTATTAGAAATTAACTTGTTAAAGAGTAAATATAAGCAACGTGCTGAGCATTATATGAAGAGAGCAAGATTATATATATTACAGAATGGAGGTCTATATCCTGAATATGTAAATGTTACTGGTGGCATTGATACTGTGTTCCCTGATCGTACTTCTTATACTACACCAATTTATTTAGGTGATGAAAATGACTTCCCTAAAGATGGTTATTCAAGACGTAGTAACCAAAAGACAAGGGCGAATATATTACCTTATCCAAATTATAACCCATAATATGAGCAAAGGAATTAGTAAAAAAACTATAGAAAAATTAAAGGTTTACTTAGCAAAACAAAATGATACCACTAACACTAAAGCAAATAATATACAGACTGCAAACACTAGCACAAAGTCACTCGCAAATTAAATATTTTTATATTGGTGACATTGAGCAGTTTTTAGCACATGGGGATATTACATATCCAGCTTGCTTTGTTGAGTTAAATCCTACTGGTAAAATTAGTAAAGTTGATAAAATGATTTATTATAATTTTACTTTTCATTTTTTGGATTTGATGGATATTGCAACAGATAGCAGTTTGAATGAATTTGAAATCAAAAGTGATTTAGCTTCTATTGCACAGGACTACATGGCTATGCTTAATTTTAGCAATTATCAAAATTCGTGGTTTATTTCAACAGACAACAATTTTGATATTAGCAAATATAAGTTGCAAGATATGAATGCTGGTGTAAGTTTAGATGTTCAAATTGCTACTGCTTATGGTTCGGATCGTTGTCAAGTTCCTGCACAAAATATAACTTTTGAAAGCCCAACAGACAGCAGCGGAGTTCCTATGTGGTACGATGCAAAATATATTGCAAATACTGTTTACACTTGCACTGGTTCTGAGGGTTACAATGTAACTATAGCAGCATTAATAAATAGGGGTATTTTAAGCGTGTTTCAAGGGGATAAATTACTCGATCCTACAATGTATTCATTCAATGATACTACAGGGCAAATAACGTTTGATTATGAATTGCAACCTGAGCAAGTATTACAAATATTAAATAGAAATAAAATATGAGATTAGTTTTAGCATTATTGATGTGTTGGGGTGTAGCATTTGCTCAAGACACAACTAAATATTTTAAAAGTGTTGATTATGGCTGGAATTGGCAACGTGGCAAATTTAGAGGCGGGTTGATACTTCCAACGGATACTGTAAATAATAAGTTAGGAATTGCACAAATAGGAGCAACTTGTTTTGCTTGGAGTGGGATTAAATGGAATCCAATAAGCACAACAGATACTGCTTTTTTAGTTAGATATTATCGAAAGAATCAAGTTGATAGTGCTATTCTAGCAAATACTCCAGTACCATTTGATAGTACATCATTAAGCAACAGAATTAATTTGCGTGTGAAATATACTGATACAGCTGCAATGTTAACTCCTTATTTAAGAAAAGTTGACACTGCTTCATTAAGTAATAGAATAAATTTAAAATTAAATAAATCAGACTCAAGTGCTAGTGGTTATTATCCTTATTCAAGTAATCCAAAAGCATATTTAACAAGTGCATCATTAACTGGCTATGTACCTTATAGCAGTTATGGTAGCAATAATGTTAGTGCAAACAATTTCTTTAATGGATTTACTTCAATAGATGCAACTTCAACTCCAATAATATTAACAGTTAATTCAACGCCATATTATTTAGTTACTGGTAGAGATGGGCAAACAATTAAACTTCCGAATGCTCAAACATTACCACTAGGAGCATTATTTACATTTAATAATAATCAAAGTCAAGGTGCTATAACAGTTAATAATAATTCAAATACTTTAGTTAAATCTATTCCATCAGGTGCTAATGTAATTATAGAATTGATAGATAATCAAACTGCTGCTGGTAGTTGGGATGCACATTCGCAAGCACCATCAAATGTAAGTTGGTCAACAAACACATTTGATTATGCAGGTTCAATAACTTCTGCAACTTGGAACGGGGTTAAAGTAGCAATAAATAGAGGTGGCACTGGTGCTACTACAGCTGATTCGGCTAGAATTAATTTAGGAGCTGGTACTGTAACAAGCGTTGCCGCTGGTAATGGTTTAAGTGGTGGTACTATTACAACAAGCGGAACTATAACTGCTGATACTGCTATTTTAGCGACTAAATTGTTATTACAAAAAAAGATTGATAGTGTTAATACCAATGTATCTACAAAAGGAACAGGAACAGTAACAAGCATTACTTTAGGTCGTGGTATTACTGGTACTTCTCCAATAACAACAACAGGAACAATAGGAATAGATACTACTAAAAACTATACTTGGACTAATACAAATATATTTTCTAATAGCATTCAAACTCCATATATTAACATAACTACACCCACAGCTGGTCAAAATCCAACTTGGCAAATGAATGATGCAGATGCTACTACACCTAATTATTCAAGTGTAACATTTAATCCAGCTATAAGTAGTACGACAATGGCATTTACAGGACCATATAGTGGAACAAATGGAGGCATTCAATATGCTGGATTTACGGGAAGTGGTGTAAATACAAGCATACCATTAGCATTTATAGGTTATCAAGGTGGTACATCACCAACAGCTCCATGTATTGATTTTATTGGATATAAATGGAATGGTTCAACAAATAGAACTACATTAGCAAGTGGAGAAATTATTTTACAAGTAGAAAATGGGATTGGTGGAGGTTCTTTATTTAATGTAAAAGGTAATGGTAATGTTACTTTGTCATCATTAGCAACTGGAATAGTTTATAGTAATTCAGGTGTACTTACTTCTACTAATCCATCTGATAGTAGTTTAAAAAATAATATAGAAGATATACCTTATGGGTTAAATGAAATATTAAAATTAAAACCTAAAACTTATTATTATAATTCAGATAGTACTAAAACATATTTAAAATATGGTTTTATTGCTCAAGATGTACAAAACATAATGCCTAAAATAGTTAGAAAATTAGATCCTGAAAATCTTGAAAGTAAATTAGGACTTGAAAGCGAAGCCATATATGTTGCAATGGTTAAAGCTATTCAACAACTTGAGGCAAGGGTTAAAGAATTAGAAAAAATTTTAAGTAAATAAAATGCAACATCAAGACACTTTTGCAGGAAAAATATTGGTTTTAATTTCTGCATTAGGAACATACCTAAGTATCACATCTATTCAGCCAATATTTACGTTAGCTGCTAGCTGTGTAAGTATTGTTGCAGGTTTATTTGCTATCCGTTATTACATAAAAAAATCTAAATAATATGGCAGAAATTACAGCATCATTAGACAATGCGAATAAGCCGGCACCTAAATGGTTTCGTAAATTAAAAAGAGCATTAACAATGTTGAGTGATACAGCAATAGTAATGTTGTTAGCCATGGGTTATACTGAAAATAGTTTAATAATGTTATGGCTAAGAGTAGGATTAAGTGGTGTATTAAATACCCTTGAAGTTGTTTTAGCTAATGGAGAAGAATATTCAAAAACTAATTAAAAAGATTAATATGTCACATCACGTTTTGAAGTATCCGCCAAATAAACAACTTATTTATTTAGCAGTATTGATTGCATTACTAATATCTGTAATTGCACTACAAAGCTGCAATGCTGAAAAGAAAGCATTAAAGCCATATAAGGCAGTTAATAGTGATGTTGATACAAGTTATAAAGAAAAGAAAAAAGATTTGATTAGTAGGGTCTGTGCGACAAACTTCCCTATCGAAATTAAAACCATAGTAAAGGACTCAATCAATACAAGAATAGTAAGGGTGCAAGATATGAATGTGATTAATAAATTGAAAGCACAGCTTGCCAAAGGATGCCCAGCAATTAACATAGATAGCATTTATAATGAATTGCCTTTTGACACTATTTACATTGACCATTATCATACTAAAACTATTACACAAAAAGATACATTGACCCTTTATAATATGGGTGTTGAAAATAGCAGGTTAGCTTATTATAATTTGCAACTAAAAAATGTAATAAATGATAATGATCAAGACATTGAAAAACTAAATAAGGATTTAACCAGTGATAAAAAATTAATCAATAAATGGAAGTTTAACTTTTGGCTATTATTTATTTTAATTATTTGTTACTTTAGTTTTAAAGTGTTTAATTTCGTAAAAGGTTTTAAACTACCTTTTTAAAATATGCAAGCAAAACCAACTAAATTAAATATTGCAAGAGAATTTAGATTAAAATATGGTGCTGATATTCCAACTGCTAAGCTAGCAAGAATAATGTATGAAAAGCATCCTGAATGCTTCACGAATGTAGAAAGTGCTAGAAGCTGCATAAGGTTAGTAGAGGGTAAGAGTGGTGCAAATAATAAAGCAAAAATGAAAGACAAATCACTTTTTACCGAAAAAAACAGAACTACTACACCATACATTTTGCCGAAATCTGATGAGGAAAGTTTCGAGTTATTTTACATCAAAGGTCATAAAAAAGGATTTATTATTAATGATGTTCATTTGCCTTATCATTCAGTTTCGGCATTAACTGCTGCCATTGATTTCGCGAAAAAAGAAAGCCCTGATTTTATTTTCATCAATGGTGATTTAGTGGACTTTCATTCGGTTAGTTATTTTCAAAAAGATCCTCGTAAAAAAAGATTTAGTGAGGAATTAGATATTTTACAGGAATTTATTGCTGAGTTACAAAAGATATTTAAGGGTGTTAAGATATATTACAAGTTCGGAAACCACGAAGAAAGGTATGATAGTTTTTTATATCAGAAAGCACATGAATTAAAGGGAGTTGAAGAGTTTGAACTAGAAGCTATAGTAAAGAAAAGATGTCCGAATATTAGCATAATAAGGGATAAAAGAATAGTTGTAATGAATGGGTTGCCTTTCATTCATGGTCATGAATTTGGTCGTGGCATATTTAATCCAGTAAATGCTGCAAGGGGTTTATTCCTGCAAGCTAAACATTCAGCAGTTAAGGGCGATTGCCATACATCAAGCGAACATACAGAGCCAAATATCTTTGGAAAGATTATGACTACTTACTCGGTTGGTTGTTTATGCGGGTTAACTCCGAAATGGTTGCCAATGAATAAATGGAATCATGGTTTTGCAATGATTGATGTAAGCGAAAAAGGGAAGTTTAAGTTTAGAAATTATCGTATCTATAATGGCGAAGTGATGTAATATGTCAACTATAATGAGCATAATACTTGACAATGTAGCAAATAATCAACACTATGAAAATATACATAATTTACTTTGAAATATTTGGCAAAAAAATGAAAACTATTATCGAAGCTGATAGTAAATCAGAAGCCAAACAAAAAGTAAAAAATAAAATAATTTTTCATAAAATTATTGGTGAAAATGAGGGTGTAAAAAATGATACTATTGATCTAGATGGGTTAAAAAATATGTTAGGTATCCGATGAAATCTGTAAACGAAATAGTACACAAAAAACTTGGCAAACACAAAGCCATAGGACTTGCATACAAGGAAACAGGTATAATTCATATTGATTCAAGATTGAAAGGCATAAAACATCTGCAAACACTAATTCACGAAATTGTACACATACAAAACCCAAAATGGTCTGAAATAAAAGTTGAAGGACACTCCGCAGAATTGGCTAAATTAATTTGGGAAAATAATTATAGAAAAATAGAAAATTAATAAATATAATTTATGCTAAAAATTACACAAATATCAGATGCTTGTATTGACTTAGTAAAGTCATTTGAGGGTTTTTTTAGTAAGCCTTATTTATGTCCAGCAAAAGTACCAACAATAGGTTATGGAACTATCCTATATCCTGATGGCAAAAAAGTAACGTTACAAGACTTGCCAATAGATGAAAAGAAAGCCATTGAGTTTATGAGGTTTGAATTAAACCAAAAAGCAAAGGAAGTTGATGCAATGACAACAGATGCAGTTAATCAGCATCAATTTGATGCGTTAGTATCATTTGCTTACAATTGTGGAAGTGGGGCTTTAAAAGGTTCTACATTGCTTAAACGTGTAAATGCTAATCCAGCAGATTTAACTATTGTTGATGCTTTTCTTATGTGGACTAAGGCGGATGGTCAAACATTAGCAGGATTAGTTAGGCGAAGAAAAGCAGAAGCGAAGCTTTATTTTAGCTAAAAAAAAGGGGTGTGTAGAAACACTCCCCGGATTAATCAAAAGCTAAATATGAAAACTAAAAAGGTAAATCTTGACTCAAATCTATTTCAACTGATTTCGCTTGTTGCACTTGCTTAGCAATATATTTCACATTCCCTAAAATTGCACCTTTAACGCCAGCCTCTCTATCTTCTTTGCTTACGTTTTGCACTATCATTCCAATATTGCCATATTGATCTGCTTCATCTTTCATTAAGATAGTTGCATCAAGGTAAGTGCCTTTATCACCTTTGTAAAGTTTCGCTTTGTCAATTTTTGTAACATCTAATTTGATACTGATATTTGTTGCCATAATTTTTGAGTAACTCCTCCGAGTTTGTTTAATTAAAAATCGTTTTCAGTAAAATTGAAGTCATTAAATTCATCAACTATATCATCTATGCAATAGCAAAATAAATAGCCTATATGTCTTAATAATTCTATCATAACAAATCGTTTATTTTTCTGCAAGTTGATGAATGTTTTAAATCTTCTGTATTTGGTTCAATTACATAATACCATTTATTAAGTGGAAGTTTCAAGGTTTTAAAATTATCAATTATTTTCTTACGTTCTGAGTAGTTTCTATAGTGTGTAGTTCTATGCTTAACATCGTTATACATAACCGAAATAAAGCCATTAATAGCTACTACTTTACTTTGTTTTCTTTTTTGCATAATCTTTGAAATTTGAAATAACAAATAATAATTCTGCTTCATACTTGCCGGCAGACGGAAGTATATGTTCCATTGATTTATAAATAGTTAGTAAATCATTACTACTTAAATATTCAGGAATGAATTTACTTATAGATTTTGGTTGAAAGTCTGCCATAGTTAACTGTTGTGCTTGAGTTTTTGTTAAACCTCGCAAACATTCAAATACTTCATTTCTCCATTGAATTACTTGCTGATTATAGTTTTCAATCAAATGCAATCTAAAACTAATAGCTTCATTCTGCTTTTCAAGTTCTGTAAGATGATCTGAAATATTAGCTAAGTTCATTGTTAATTTCTTTTAGGTAACTATATATGTGTTGGGACTAAACAAAAAAAAACTTTTCAGCCTCAAATCAATGAGGCTTTTTTATTTGGTAGGTTTTACAATCTTTACCTCTTTTTTCTTAGCCCCTGCACCAGTCAATGAAATGTTTACCATTTCTTGAAAAGAACCATTAAACGTTACTTTCTCTTCATACTTTGACGTGCGTTCTTTCTTAGGCTTTATTGGTGTTTGTTTTGCCATTATTTTATCATCTTTTTGTATATTCAAAGAAATTAGAACCGCTTTCACTTCGGTGGAAATGCTCTTCATAACATATTGCACAAGGGGCTTCTATTTTTTCGCAAAATGGTAGAAATGTATTTTTATCCAATGTTAAAATAGCATCAACATTTCTGTTCAATCCCGACATTATAATCATCTTGTCTTTAGTAACCCATTCTCTCGCTAACATTAATTCGTGTTGCTTCCAACCAGCTTGAATTGCAAATTCGTGTATTTTCTTGCGTTCTAAATATGGCTTCAAATAATTAGAAAAGTCTTTCGCAATATCTTGGTCAAACGAAATAAATTCAACATCATTGCTATTTAATACATTCACTATTTTTTGTATTTTGTCAGCTTCATCTTCATTTGATAATATTTCACTAAGAGTTACAGTAGATATATAAAATATTCTATTCTTATTCCCTTCTGATTTATTAGAAGATAGAAATGATATTAAATCATAAACAAACTTATTTTCAGCAGAGTTTGGATTTTTTTTATACAAAAGAAGTTTAATAATTATTCCTGTATCTAATAAAATGTGCTGCCATTTAGAAATTTCATTATTGATTTTAGCCATAGTATTTTGTTAGAATATCGTTTGTGCTTTCAATACCTTTTAAACAATCAAAATCTGTTGTATCTAATTCGTTTAATGATTCTATTAGTGATTTATTTTTTGGTTCAAAACTTAACAAACTTGCACTAATTATATGATTGTCTTTAATAGATATTTTTTGCCTTAATCTTAAATTTAAAGAATTAGTTTTATAGTAAGGTTTTAATAATAAATCATCTTCTTTTGATATGTATATTTTATAGTCTTCTCCATCAATATAAATGTGTGGGCTTATTGTATCATTTTTACTGCCTAATTCATAAACAATCCCACTTATTGTTGTCGTTAAATAATAGTGGCTAATTTCTTTTTGTAGGTCAATATCTTTTATTTTAACAACCTCCATCCCTATTTTAGTTATTTCTTCTGTTAAGTTTTCTAATTTTAATCCTACATCCTCAAATCCTTCATTTGTTGAGCCTTTTAATAAATCAACCTTCTTAGTTAATAAATCAATTTTAGTGTTAAGTGTGTTTATTTCGTTTTTTATAGAATTAAAATTGGTATCAACTTTAGTAAATCCAGTACCAATAAGGTCTGACAATGATTTTAATTCTTGGCTTATGTGGGTGATATTTTTTTCTAATCCATCAATTTGTTCATTCATATAGGACTTTTTTAGTGGTATAATTTTGGCTAACTAATCTTTAAGGTTGCAAATGTACACGTAAAGTTATTCACATAACGTTAAAATATCGCAAAAATTACATTATGGGGATTTCGTGTTATTAACCAAAATAGTTAATAACACGATTAAAAAAAGTTTTATTTTTTTTAGTTTGTCCCAACACGTATATAGTTACCTTCTTTTAAAAGTAGTTTTGCAAAAAATATTGCATCATCAACTGCATACTCTTTCTCAGTATATACTTCATCGAGTAGCAGTATTGGCAATAATGCAGATGCTAATTTAGTAACTTTTCGTTTGTAAAAAAACGATTTAATTTTTTTCATCATTTTGCAAGTTTTTGTTATTAATAAATGTAATTATTTTACTAGATAATTTAAAGCAGTCCAAAACTTCTTCATCATCACAATGACCATAATTAGCTACTTTAGCTGCTACTAGTTTAGTAACTACATCTAACATCATAAAGTTGAATTGATCATCTACTTTTTGCTGTTCTTTTTCTTCTTCCATGCCATCAAAAAAGATTGCAGGATAAGTAATGCTTAATGATTCAAGTCTTTTTAAAATTGTTGTTTCGCTGTAAAGTTTCATGTTTTTAAATTTTAGAATTTTTTATTAATTGTAATTGTTCTTGTTGTGCTTGGGTAAGTTCAAATGCTTCTATTGTTTCAATATTTGTTTTGCCGGCTTTCAATGCAGCAATAGCTTTATCAAATCTAACTGCATTAATGGGTTGCTTCTTTGGTTCAATAGCTGCTGCTTCAATAGGTTGTTTATCTGCATCAATACTATCTGCATCGGCTTCTGATTCATCGATTAAAAACAAACCATTTAAAGCATATTTGCGAGCATAACTAGAAGCAGTTCCAGTTGATTGTTCGCTGCTCATTCCTTTATGCTCTGACATTTCAGCAAAGCCATTAGATTCGATATAATTTCTACATTCATTATACCATATTGTAGCTGTTGCTTTTAAAAATAATTTACTACCAACTACTTCAATACTATCTGTTATTCTTAAAGTAGCATTATGCTTCAATAATATAGGCTTTACAGCTTCTAATATCTGCTCGGCAGTTCTATATTTGTATCTGCCGAATGTGTTAAATTTGCCTTTAGGTACTTTTAATTCGTTTTGAATTTTTACTAGTGCTTCCATTTTGTTTATGTATTTGGGTTTAAAAAATTGTGTATATAGACTTCATAAACAGTGCTACATACATTTTGATTAAATGATGTTTTAGCACGTTTAATTGTTGATCCTGGTTCTGCTTTAGGTTGCCAGTTTCTTTGCTCTATCTCTAATTGAATAGACATAGCAGTAGGTTCGTTTGAGTATAGGTCTTTATCTACTTGCATATATCGTCTTGAATGTAACCAGCGATAGCTAGTAAGATTAATAAATAGATTAATGTTTTAATTTTCATGTTTAATTGTTTTGTTACACAAAGATCGGACTTTCTACATAACAAAAATTATTATTTACGCAACCGATTGCACTGCATCTCTAACATGGTACATCTTTTATTTAATTTATGTACTTGCTTAACTCCGGTTAATTGCTTCAATTTATTTATTCTCCAGTTAATTGCCTGAGGTGTCAAACCTTGACTTTCGGCATATTCTCGAACAGTAATTAATTTCATATATTATTTTTACTTGCATTAATAAAATCATTCATAATATTATCAGGTGGCAATTTGCCTGAGAAACTTTCGTATATTTTTTCGTTACCAATTTTTAAACAGATATATCTACAAGACATATTTTGCATTAATATTTTATCCTCTTCTTTTGTAGGTATCGGTATTTGGAAACCTTGCAAACTAATTTGCAGAACACCATCAAAACCATCTTTGCAAAACCATGCATCAGGATTATCTTTACTTAAGCCAAACCAATGTTGACCATAAGGGTATTGTTGCCACCATTTCGGAATCCACTTTTCTTTATGTGGTAATATTTCTAATAACTGTTTTTGTCCTTGTTCAACAAATCCAGCTTCTATAATTTGTTCTATAAAATTCATACTGCAAAGTTAATATTTTCTACATAACAAAAAATAAATTTTTTTATTTGAATTTATTTTATAGTTTTGCATTTCAACAAATTTTTAAACATGACAAAGTATTTTAAGTCAAAAGTAAATGCAGACTTCTTACTGCATAATGAACCACTAATCAAATTAGAAGAAAACAAGTATCAAGGTGTAGATGGATTAGAGTTTAACATTGATGATAGCAATGTTGAAGATTATCCAACATGGTGTCAGATGATCCAGCAAGAACGCTACCAGCTACTCGGTGAGTTAATTGATGCAATGGTTTATTCACCAGTTGCAGTTATTGAAGTGCAGCAGCTAGTTAATAGCTTTAAACAACGTGGATTAGTTAAATCAATTATTAACCCTATAAATATTGAAGATGCTAACAATTACTAAATACTTACTCCACAAACAAATTAGGAATGAAACTCCTTTCTTAATTTCAAAAGGAGTTGGTTTATGGCAAATCAACGGAGGGATAACTGAGCAGGAAATGGAGAAACTATATCCAATTAATGGAACTGTAATGAATAGAAATAATAAACACTTTTACAAGGGAGAAAATTGCGATAAAACTAAAATTTAAATTTTTAAACAAAACAAAATAAAACAAATGGTAAAAAAACTAAATGCCTTAAAGTTGGCTAATGAAAACTTTGATATTGATGCAGCTTTCAATATTTCAATCGGTAATGATTATACTCAATTATTATATGATATGTCTATTGATAATGTAAATCATCTTAGAAAATATGAACTAGAATTAGTAGCTGGCGAATACTGGTATAGTAAGACTGTAGAGATACTTGGTGTAAAATTTAAATTAAGTTTATTTGGTGGTCAAACTACTTTGATAGGCAAAACTTTTCGTATGGAATACACAACTGAAAATCCTAAGACTTTTAATAAAAAAAAGTATATAACTGAATGAATTGTAATTTCATATTATAATAATAAATATTATGAATGTTTATGTTTATCACATTGGGAGCGAAGAAGTAATGGAGGTTATAGATACGACAAAATAAGATTTTATACAGCAGAAACTATAACATCATATTTAGCTAATGACATTAAAATTGCACCAGCAAAAGATTTTATTGAATTATTTAATTAAAATAATGGAAGCATTTATAATTCTCCTAATAATATTGAATTCAATTAAAATTTTGTTAATATTGATGTACTATGAAGATGATGATTAAAAAACCAATACATAAAATAAACGGAGGCAATGGAGCAACGCTATGCATAAAGTGTAGCGTTGTTATCTGCACAGGGTTAAAAGATATTTTATATTGCGATAATTGTAAAAAAATGAATAAAATAATAATAGTAGTAGTTATTTGGGAAACAACTAAATACTTTGCAAAAAAGATTTGGTATTATTTACACAATAAATTTTAAAAATGAAAAAAGAAACACCAGTGGAATGGGTATTAAACTTATTAACTCATTCAATATCGTTGAAACAAAAACATATTGATTGGTTATCCGAAATCGGTAAAGCAAAAGAAAAGCAGCATCTAATTGATGAATTAGAAGATGTTTTATATGAAGATGATAAGATTGATTTTGATGATCCTAATTATCGAAAGGATGTAATAGAATATGGACTAACAAAAGTTAATAACCTTAAAAAAGAATTGTATGAGAAAAGTTGAAGTAATAGGCTTTAAATTAATAAGCAGCACTTATCATGAATTTGAAAGCTTGACTCACGCAGCAGAGCATTGTAAAGCAGCAGTTGAAAGTATCTATCTAGTTTGTCAAGGTAAGTTTAAACAAACAAAAGGATGGTGCTTTGTATATAAGAGTGAAAACTTTGCCGAACAAATACAAAGTAAATTATCGCAACAAACGACCAGGGGAAAGTCATCTAGTAAAAAAGTAAAGGTTACTGATACTTATGGCGGTGTTGAAATTTACGATAGCGGTTCTGAAGCTGCTAAGATGTTAGGTGTAAGCAGAACAACAGTTGCACTATGTGCCAATGGTAAACGTAATCATACATCATTCACTTTTAAATTTATTTAGTTATGGAATGGAAACAACGATATAATGAAGCACACTACAGCAAGACAAAAAAAACTGCTCCCAACTTTGTTAGAGATGGACATTATACAAATCCAACTATTCCAAAGTATAAAACAGCTAATGGATTGACTAAGTTAATATGCAACTTCTTAAACTGGACTGGTAGCAATGCAACTCGTATAAGTTCGGCAGGTCGTTATATTGAAGCAAAGAACTCACAAGGTCATAAGATTGCAGGGGCTGGCACTTACATACCATCTACGACTCGAAAAGGGACAAGTGATATTACTGCAACGATTAAAGGCAGAAGTGTAAAGATTGAAGTTAAAATAGGCAAAGATAAAGCAAGTGAATATCAATTTAGAGAACAGGAACGAGAACGAGCAGCTGGTGGCATTTATGAATTTATTGCAACTCCTGAACAATTTTTTGAACTGTACGACAAAATTATAACTTTATGAATGTAGTAAGTTTATTTAATGGAATGAATACAGGCAGACAAGCTTTAGAAAATACTGGTATAAAAGTCAATAAATATTATTCAAGCGAGATTAAACCTTATGCAATAGAATTAACACAACATCACTTCCCTGATACTATTCAAGTTGGAGATATAACCAAATGGCTTGAGTGGGATATTGATTGGCAAAGCATCGATTTAATATTAAGTGGTTCACCTTGTAAAGATTTATCTGCAGCTGGTAAACGTGCAGGAATTAATGGAAGCAAATCAAGTTTGTTCTTTGTGTTTGTCGATATACTTAATCACATCAAATCGCTTAACCCTAATGTATTGTTTTTACAAGAAAATGTAGGAAGTGCAACAAAATTAGATGTTGGTATTATGTCAAGAGCATTGGGAGTTTATCCAGTACGAATAAATAGTAGTTTAGTTACTGCTCAATTAAGAGATAGATACTACTGGAGCAATATCAAAACTAAGGCAACAATGTTTGATTTAGTAACTGATATACCACAGCCAAAAGATAGAGGAATAATGTTTAAGGATATTATTACTGATGGTTATGTTGAAAGGGTTAAATCAACTTGTTTACTAGAAGGATATGTAAGTAAAAATACTTATAAAAATGAAAATTCAAATGAAGCACAAAAATATCTAAAAAGTAGAGATTCCATAGGTATTTGTCCCATTGTTTACGTTGATACTGATAAACATGTTTCATTAAAAACAAATCAATGTCATTCAAATACACAACGTTATTTAAAACACAGAAACGAAACTACGGGAATGATTACATTGATATATGAAGTAAACAAAGAAATGCGATGCAAAACAAACACTTTAAAAGGTTATGATATCGTTACTGAAAATGATTGTTTAGATTTATCATTCCCTACTTCAAAAACTCGCAGAGGTAGAGTAACAAAAGGAAAGTCACCTTGTTTAATGGAATCTAACAATAATCTATATTCTTACAAAGATGGAATAGTTAGAACAGTCAACCAAATAGAAATGGAACGATTACAAGGATTCCCTGATGGTTACACTTCAATCTTATCAAAATCAAAAGCAGGTTCAGTTTTAGGAGATGGTTGGACTTTACCAGTTATTGAGCATATATTTTCTTTTATTAAAAAATAATACAACTATGATAGGTTCTGAATTATTAAAAAATATTGATACAATAAAATTTTTTTATAAAAATGAATTAATTGGAACTCCATTTAATTTAAATCAATTAATTTCTTATTATGGAAAAAATATAATACCAACTAAAAAAGGGATATATCATTTATTTTATAAAGATTGTCTTGTTTATATAGGTATGAGTAAAAATATTAAGACAAGATTATTAGGACATCTTAGAGATCCTGATATGGTATTTGATTATTGTATTTGGTTTTGTATGGTTAATTATTCTATTGAAGAAATATTAAATTGTGAAAAAAATATGATAAAAAAATTTAAACCATCATTAAATAGTTTTCATTTAGATTATTTCAAATAACTTCGCAACAATATTATAATGTGTGGTAGCATTATTAATTAAACTTTTTGGCTCGAAGATTTAGGCAGCGACTACCACAGCACCTAAGTCTGAGAGCCTTTTTTATTTTTATGAACAAATCATATTATTTCTCACACGATTATACGGCTTCTGAAGATGTTAAGATATTATACTTAAGGCAAGAGTTAGGAATGGAAGGATATGGAATTTACTGGTTTATAGTTGAACGTTTGGCAGTTGCTGGTGGCAGGTTGCCTATGAAGATAATACCAGTTTTAGCTATGCAGATGCAGTCAACAGAAACTAAAGTAAAAGCAGTTATTCAATCTTTTGAATTGTTTACAATGGAAGAGAATAAATTCTTTTCTCAAAGACTTTTGCAAACTATTGAACTCAGGCAAACGCTACAAAATAAAGGCAAAGAGGGGGCGGCAAAAAGATGGGCAAAAAATATTGATAACTCTAAAAATATGGTGCTATGATTAATTTTGAATCAATACAAGAACTTAAACAATCTGCATCATTACTTGACATCGTTAGCAGTAAAATTAAACTAAAAAAATACGGTGCTAATCATTCAGGACTTTGCCCATTTCATAATGAAAAATCGCCATCATTCAAAGTTAAAGGCGATATGTATAAGTGTTTTGGATGTGGCAAAAGTGGCGATGTTTTTTCTTTTGTTATGGAATCCGAAAACACTACTTTTTTTGAAGCTGTAAAGAAAGTTGCTGCATCTATAAACTTTGAACTTAAAGAAGATACAACTAATTACATTAAACCAGTTGAACGTTTAACAAAATTGAATGATAAGTTTTTACAGCACTTTGAAATCAATCGTAAAATTTCAAATAATACTTTATTAAGATTTGGAATAACAGAAAGCATTGAATGGATGCCAAAAGCTAAAACAGATATTCCAGTTATTTGTTTTAATTATTACAAAGACCAGGACCTTGTTAATATCAAATTTCGTGGTGCAAATAAAGATATGAAGCTGGCAAAGGATGCTGAACTTATATTCTACAATTTAGATGCCATAAAAGATGACAAACAATGTGTAATAGTTGAGGGTGAAATAGATTGTTTATCAATGTATGAAGCTGGAGTATATAATTGTGTTAGTGTGCCAAATGGTGCAAATGTTAATGGTAAAGTAAATCTTAAATACTTAGATAATTGCTTTGATTATTTTGCCAACAAAACAAAAATAATAATTGCAACAGACAACGATCCAGCAGGAAAAAGACTAAGTGATGAATTAATTAGAAGATTTGGTAAAGAACGTTGCTATAAGTTAGAGTTCCCTGAAGATTGCAAAGATGCAAACGAAATACTTTGTAAATATGGCAAAGAGCATTTAAAGTTACTTACTCATAATGCTAAAGAGTTCCCTATTGATGGAGTTCACACAATGGAAGATATGGAACACGATTTGAATGATTATTATTCAAATGGTTACCCTAAAGGCGAAAGATTTGGTTTAGGTTCTTTTGATAATCTACTTCAATTTACTGGTGGGCAATTTACAACAGTTACTGGCATACCTAATGGGGGTAAATCAGAATGGGTTGATAACATAATGGCTAAGTCTGTAATATCAAGCGGATGGAAGTGGGCAATATGTTCTTTTGAAAATTCACCAGCAACCTTTCACGTTACTAAATTAATGGAGAAAATAGTAGGCAAATCTTTTGCATTTAGACAAAATTTAGACAATAGAATAAGCCAATGGGAGTTTGAACAATCAAAGCAAGTTATCAATGACTTCTTTTATTTTATGAATATCAATGCACTTGATGTCACACTTGATGGCATACTTGAAAAGGCACTTGAACTAATTAAAAGAAAAGGAATTAACGGACTGCTCATTGATCCTTGGAACTATATCGAGCATAAAATACCAGCAGGATATACAGAAACACAATACATAAGTGAAAGTTTAACAAAAATTAAAACATTTGCACTCCAACATCAAATTCATATTTTCATCGTTGCACATCCTACTAAAATGAGAAAAGATGAAAAGGGTAAGTTTGAAATTCCAAACCTTTACAGCATATCAGGATCGGCTCACTGGTTTAATAAAACAGATAATGGTATATGTGTTTACAGGAATTTTGACACAGGCATAGTTGATATTTATGTGCAAAAAGTTAGGTTTAGCTGGTTGGGCAAAGTTGATTTCTGTTCTTATACCTTTAATGCTGACACTAGACAATATTTACCTATTATTTAATAAAAAATACTTATATTTGCTTCGTTGTTCGCACCAACAAATTTAAACTTATTGCCTTTAATTATTTTAAAGTAGTGCGAATACTTTTTAATTTTTAAAGGCTTTTTTTATTTATGCAAATAGAAGTTTGGAAACAAATCAAAGGTTTTAATGGTAATTATAAAGTAAGTAATTTTGGTAGAGTTATGAGTATAATGAGTGGAAAAGAAAATATAATTTTTGTAAGAAAAGATAGAAGAGGATATTTATGTGTTAGATTATCAGAGAATTGTAAAATAAAACAATATTTTGTTCATAGATTAGTAGCTTTAACATTTATAGGAGAAAGCAATTTAACTGTTAATCATAAAGATTTTAATAAAGAAAATAATCATATTGATAATTTAGAATTTATGACAATAAAAGAAAATTTAAATCACTATTATGCATCGTTAAAAAAATAGGGTTTAAACCTCCCCCCCATAAACCCCCCTAATGCAAAGAAAGAAAGAAAGAAAGAAAGAAAGAGGGCGCTTTCGCTTTTTTTTGGTGGATTAATAAAAACATCTTTATTTTTACAAAGTGAAAAGCACTAATGATATAATTACAGAGTTGTATCTTTGCAATGATATTGACAAAGTCATCAATACTTTGCCTGCATACTGCAAGGAAGATATCAAACAAAATGCTTTTTTAAAGTTGATACAAGTAAATAATTCGCTACTTTTGGAATTATATAATAGTGGAAAGTTGAACGCATACGCTTATAGGGTCATTATAAACGAATTTAAGGACTTTATAAAGAAAAATAAGGAAAGTATAGGTATTGAAAATATAGAACTTAAAAACGAAGAATATGAAGAAATAAATATTAACTTTGATTCGTTGGAATGGTACGAATCAGAATTGCTTAAACTTCGTGAACAACATACACTCAGAGGAATTGAGCAATTAACTAACATTTCACATAATACTATAAACTCAATTTTGAATAATATTTCTAAAAAAATAATAAATGGAAAAGAAAAATACACAACAACCACAAAAATTTGATTACACCGAATTTTTAGAAGCTAATAAGTTTCTAATCGAAAGGATAGATTTAGACATAGACATCTACCCTGGTGATGATGATTTAAAGACTTTTCAAAAAATAGCAAAAACAATAGATGCTGAAAGATATTTTACTATTTACGGATGCCAGTCTTGCATTCGTGAATTAGTTAAATTTGTTTACGATAATCAAAATAATAATGCCAAAGCCTAAACTTATAGAAACTCCTGATAAACTTTTATATTTATTCGATGAATATAAAAGAGTTACTAAAATAAATCCAGTACGTAAACATGTATTTGTTGGTAAAGATGGCAAATCTGATTTTGAAGCTCGAGAAAAACCATTGACGTTTGAGGGTTTTAAAAATTATTGCAGGAGAATGATTTGTGAAGTTGAACAATATTTCATAAATCCTGATAATAGATATAGCGAATATGTTAGTATCTGCCGTATGATCAAGGATGAAATTAGAGAAGATCAGATAGTAGGCGGAATGACAAACATTTATAATCCATCTATTACTCAAAGACTTAATAACCTTGTTGAGAAAACACAAACCGAAGTAATAGAGCAGCCTTTATTCCCAAATGAATAAAATAAAAAAACATATTCCATATTCAAAAAAAGGTGACATCGCTAAAATAGGTTATCTTTATTATCAATGTATTGATGTTGATTTATGGCAAATAACTGAAAACCAAAAATATAATTTCTAAATGTTCATACGAACAACTGCGATAAACAAAATACTCAAACTTAATAAGTTTGTTCGTGGTGTTCAAGGTGGCACTAGTGCAGGTAAGACTTATGCAATACTCCCCATCCTAATAGACATTGCTGCAAAAAACAAGCAAACTGATATTTCAGTTGTAAGCGAGTCAATCCCACATCTTAAACGTGGTTGCATTAAAGACTTTAAAAAGATAATGATTGACACAGGGCGTTGGGTTGATGGCAGGTGGAACGCTTCAGACTTTAAATATACTTTTGCTAATGGTTCACAGATTGAGTTCTTTAGTGCAGACAGTGATGCAAAGCTAAGGGGTGCAAGACGTGATTGGCTTTATATGAATGAGTGCAACAACATCCTGTTTAATGCTTACAATGAGTTAGCAATGAGAACGAAAGAGGGTATATTTTTAGACTGGAATCCAACAAACTCATTTTGGTTTCACACCGAATTGCAACAAGATACAAATGTTGACTTTCTTACTATCAACTACTTAGACAACGAAGCTTGCCCTTATAGTGCAAAAGACTTTATTATAAACGCTAAACGAAAAGCAGAAACATCGAGTTTTTGGGCGAACTGGTATAAGGTGTATGGGTTAGGTCAAATAGGCAGCTTGCAAGGTACTATCTTTGATTTCGTTCAATGTGATGACATACCAACACAGGCTCAACTAATAGCCTATGGGATTGACTTTGGTTTCACAAATGACCCAACTGCAATGGTAGCAGTTTATAGATACGACAAAGAACTTTATATTGATGAGTTAATATACGAAACTAAACTAACTAATCAACAACTAGTACAAAGGTTTAATGAGTTAGGCATAAAAAAAGAATATCAAATAATTGCAGATAGTGCCGAACCTAAATCAATAGCTGAATTAAGAATTGGCGGATACTCTTCAACTATGCCGGCAAAAAAAGGGGCTGATAGTATTAAAGCATCAATCAACCTACTACAAAACTTTACTTTAAACGTAACCTCACGCTCAACTAATGTAATTCGCGAATTACGAAACTATCGTTGGGATGAAAACAAAGATGGTAAACAACTTAACACTCCTATTGATAAGTTTAACCATAGTATCGATGCTATTAGGTATGTGGCACTAAATAAAATAAACAAGGTTACTGGAGTTTACACTATCGGTTAATCAAACAATCACGTTAAAAATTAGTTATATACTTATGACTTTAAAGCAGTATCAAGTTTGCTATTCAATAAACGAAATAATCAAAGATGACATCGAAAGAATGGCAATGATTATATGTGAATTGTGGAACAAGTCACCTGATGAAGTTGATAATTTAACTAGAAAGCAGTTTGTTAAGTATTGCGATAAGGTGGAAAAGATATTTGCAAAAGGTTTCAAAAAGCCATTTTACTCATTTCGCGAATTGCAAACAGATGCAACTAAGTTCACATTTGGTCAATTTATAGAGATGCAGCATTGGTTGAAGAAGTCACCTATTGACAATTTGCATTTGGTAGCTGCTACCATAAGCAAGTCGAAAAAAGATCATGATGTTAAAGCAAACTACTTTTTAAATCATAATGCGAGTTATTGTGTTAATGATTGCCTTGCAGCTATTGATAGTTTAAATGGTTTAGTAAGCAAGTTTAAAGGGTTGTTTGAACTACCCGAGAATGATGCTGAAGATTTGCAGGAATTTGACAAGCAAGAGAAACTAAATAAGCATCCCTTCATTGAAATAGATGGTTGGACTTATGCAGCTAGAGAAGTAGGCGAATGGCTTGGTTTAAATGTTCATCAGGCTTACGAGTTGGGAATTATGGAAGCATTGAACACTTTAAGCACACTTAAGAGGAAACAAGATTATGACAAGCAAATGAACAAATAATGGCAACAATAAACTTAGATTGGTTAGATGAAAGTGCAAGTGCTTCTAAAGAAGATTTTGTTGCAGTAGGGACGCAGGATAAACTAACACAATTAGCTGCTCAATATTCTATTGCTTTGGCAAATAAGTTGGGTGATGTAGATGCAAGTAGTAGCGGTGATTTAGCAGGTAGCATTGAACCTTTATCTATTCAAGTTAAAGGCAAAGTTTTTTACGTTGACATTGTAGCTGCTAAGTATGCATCATTCATAGATGAGGGTGTTGATGGTTGGGCAAATAGTAGAGGTAGCAGGTTTAAGTTTAAGACCAGGGGAGTTGATCCCAAAGGTGCAATGGTTAAAAGTGTTAAAGATTATTTAGTTCGTGAAAATAAAATATCACAATCTAAGTATGCAGTGTTGAATAAAAAAGGCAAGGTAAAAGATAGGCAGATACAAGCTGCGACAACTGTTGCCTATATGATTAAAAGAATGGGAATAAAAGCAACTCACTTTTGGCGAGATGCTACAACTGAATTTAGCAGCATAGTTGAGAAAGAGTTAGGAATGGCTGTAAAAATAGACATAATAAATAATTTTAAATAATGACATTTGAAACAATACCCGATAATTATCAATCAGTCAATGACATATTAATTTATGTTGTTTATGATTCCAATGCAGTAGACCCAACTAAATTAGATTATAAATATGTGGCTGAGATATGGTGTGCAGGCGTTAAGGTTCACACTATGAGAACATACCCTAATCCAGTAAACAATAGAGGGATATTTGACACTGCTGCAATAATTAGAGAATCAATAACGCCATCACTAGCAACTGATTTAGGAACTGGCAAATGGTGGATTGATGTTCAAGTAAAGATTAGAGAAGAATATAATGGCACAGTTGGGGCTATAGTTGCAACATCTACATCAAAGAATTTCTTTAATACTTACAATGGTCGTGTTGATACATTGACAGCATTAAGCAGCTACACTAACAAAGTTTTAAGCAACAGACCTACTACTATCTATTTGCCGAGTGGTTGTGCTACTTTCTACGTTCCATACTTTGCAGCAAGTGCCTCAAGTTTCAATGTAACGATTAATGGAACTACAACAGCAATAACACCAGCAGCAGCAAACAGTTTAATAAATATCAATATTGCAAACAGTTTAACAAGTGATTATACAGTTGTCATCAATGGCGTTACTTATAACGTAGTAGTTTCATGCAGTGGTTTATACGATAACTATATTGTTCATTTTCTAAATAAGTTCGGAGGCTTTGAGTCGGTTTTATTTAACAAGGTAAGTAAAAAGACTTTTGACATTGAACGAAAATCATTTCAGCAGTTACCTTATCGAGTTAGTAGTAGCGGAGTTGTTAGCATTAAATCATCAAACATTATGTATGAACAAAAGACAATGTTCGGAGTTAAGTTTAATGAAAAGTTAAGAGTATCAACAGACTTACTAAGCACTAATGAATGGTACTGGTTAAGTGAATTAGTTTGCTCACCAATGGCATACATTCAACAGTTAGGAATTAGCACACTATACCCTATGGCAATAGCAGCTACTAATTACGAATTTAAGCAGACGTTAGTAGATGGGTTACAGCAATTAACATTAGATGTTGAATTTAATAATGGCTACAAAACACAGTTTAGATAATGATTGAATTATTTGTAGAGAAATATAGTGTAGATGTTGACAAATCATTTAGCGTCATGTTAACTATGGCTATTGATGACATCAAAGACTTTTCAGCTAAAAACACAACATTTAGCAAGACGATTATTTTACCCGGAACGAATCGAAACAATGTTTTGTTTGGTAATTTATTTGACATTAATGCAGGTAATAATTATACAACTACTTCGCCTAATACTGGTATAAATTTCAATGCAAGTATTTCAGCTAGTGCTATAATGTTTGCCGATAATATTCAAGTATTTAAAGGTACATTTAGAATATTAGAAGTAGTCATAGATAATGGAATGATTGAATATGAAGCTGTAATATTTGGCGAGTTGGGTGGTTTTGTTTCAAAATTAGGAGCAGCTAAATTGGAAGAGTTAGACTTTTCTGCTTATAATCATACTTACTCAATAGCTAATATTACGAACAGTTGGACTATTGGCTCAACAATAAGTCATACTGCTGGAGTTGGTGGACTTACATTTATTGGAAGCACATTGATTATTTATGGTTATACTGTTGCTAATGTTGGAGTAGGAGATACAATTACAATTACTGGAACTTCTAACAATGGTACATACACCATTAAAACAATTAGTGATGACGGAACAGATACAACTATTGTAATTACTACAACTTTTGCAGTAGGTCAAAACACCAGTGGTACTGTTGTATTTTCTTATAGAACTGGTACTGGTTACTATTACCCTTTAATTGACTATGGTACTTATTCATCAGATAAAAAAAATTATAAGGTAGGAACATTTAGACCAGCTTTATTTGTCAAAGAATACATTGACAAAATTTTTGCTTATACTGGATACACTTATGATTGTGATTTATTTAATTCAAGAAGATTTAAAGGTTTAATTATACCTAACAATAAAAAAGAATTAACTAAAAAAAGTTCGTTACAATTAGATATATCTTCTACAGTTGGGGCAACAATGACATTAGATAATCTTGTTTATCCTAATGGTTTTAAATTTGATGTGCAACCTACACTTGGAAATTTTGTTGCAGGTACTGGATACTATTTAAGACCAAATACCAAATTCACATATACAAGTGGAACTGCTGCAACTGGTGATATAAAGTTATTATTTGATATTGATTTTGATAATAGCTTAGGTAGTTTAGATGTTAAGGTTAATATAAAAAAGAATGGAACTAGAATAGACACATTTGATAATATTTACATTTCATCAGGCGAAGTTAATAACGCAGCAAATGAAATTAATTTATTATCGAAAACATTTAGCAATACCGATATATTAACTTTTGAGGCTGAATGGGTAGGCACACCGGGCATTAGTGACATTTGCACTTTTACTGTAAATAATTTACAAGTAACATTTGGCAATACTGGTAATAATTACGCTTTGATTACAATAGGTCAAAACCTTGTTATCAACGACACCATTCCTCAAAACATACTACAAAAAGACTTTATTAGTAGCGTTATTAAATTATTCAACCTTTACATTTTTGAAGATAACACCAAAGAAAAGAATTTACAAATAAAACCTTTCGTTAATTTTTATGCATGTGCAACTGCTTTAGATTGGAGTAATAAAATAGACCGTTCGCAGCCATTGAGAATAAAACCAATGAGTGAATTAAACGCTAGATATTATGACTTTAAATTTAAAGATGATGGAGATTATTATAACGATTTATACAAGAAACGATATAATCAAACTTACGGATCTTATAAATATGATAGCGGATTTGAATTTAGTAAAGACAGTACCAACATTGAATTAATATTTTCAGGAACTCCTTTATTAGGTTATTCAGGCGAAGATAAAGTTGTAAGTACAATATTTAAAAGAAACGGAACTACTACAGGACAAGGCGAAGAACAACAAGATAGTAACATTAGAATATTACAAGCTAAGTTAATTAGTGGTGTTGCAAGTTGGGATATAAAGAACGCAGCAGGAAATAGCACTTTAGGAAGCTATACTAATTACCCTTATGCAGGTCACTTTGATGATCCTGATGCACCAACTAATGACATTCAGTTTGGAGTGCCACAAGAGTTATTTTATGAGTTGATTAGTGGTGCTATTAATGTTAATCAATTCAATGTTTATTGGTCAAGCTATATGTCAGAAATAACCGACAAGGATAGTAAGCTATTGACTTGTAAAGTAAAGTTATCTAATAAAGATATTTTTAGCTTAGACTTTAGCAAATTGATTTGGATTGATGGCAGCTTATTT